CAGTCGCTGGCGTTTCTGTGCCTCTCGATTGCGTCGTCGGTCTTCGCGGTCTGTGTATCCCATTGATGTAGTTCGATTAGTTGTTTGATTATTTGATATGCTATACTACAACCATAGTAAAACGATCATTCGAACCGCTCGGTTGGCATGTCAGTTAACGAGACCCCACGAGTCAGGTTAAGCAGTAATAGTCTGGCCATCGACCAGACTATACCACGTATCGAAGTTCCCATCACCCGTCGTATCCATCGGCACAACGTAATCCGACGCAAGATCTCCCGTCCGAATCTCGTACACATCAGGTTGAGAAAGCATCGTCACATCGGGTAGATCGTCGAACTTGTTGATTGTATCCAGTGTGATTAGCTCGCCGCCACCGCCTGCCGCTGACCACTGACTCATTGCTGGACGACCTCGTAGCTCTGGTTCTCATCAAGCACAAAGAACTCCGTGCCCAACGGGAAGTCGTCCGCACTCGGCAGATCGGGCACTGACTGCACGACTTCGTTTCCTGCGGTCTGGATCGGGCCAACGTAGCGGAGATCAGTATCGTTCGTGACACCACTGCCATCCGTATCAAACTCCCAGATCGGCACGTAGGGTTCGTTTGCTGGGAAGTTCTGTTCGAGACGGCAAATCACCTGATCAGCATCATCACGGGTGGCGTGGGTGCCGCTGTCGTAGAGAGCGCTGGCATCCCAGCCCAGCCAGATCTGCTGGCCTGCGGTGCTGGCATCGAGCGTGATCGTCGTATCCGTATCCCGCGCGATCCAGCCCTCGACGAACGCCTCGCCCGCCGCGATCGTCACGTCCAGCGAACCAGCCCCGAAGGTCGCATCGAACTCCGCGTACTGACTCGTGTCCAGACTCGTGTACCTCTGGCTCGACAGCGTGGGTGTAGATGCGGGTACGATCCAGCCGGGTGATGCCTGTCCGATCCCCTCACCAAGCTCGATATTCCGGACCGACGAGCCTCGCGCGCCGGGTTGTGCGCGATCAGTCATCTATCTACACCTCACTCTGGTCGCGGAAGGCGAGTTGAATGCGGACCGTCACCGAGTGATCCGAGTCCTTAGGCTGGAGCCGATTCTCCGAGTCAGTGAGGATCACACGGTTCGCCGCCATATCCGAGGAGTTGTTTGAATCCGATTCGGAAACCAACGCGGCCTCGATCAGATCCAGTCCAACAGCCTCGTCGCTGCCGATCAGCACAGTTGCCTTGTACACCTCATCGTTCGATTCCGAGACGTGATCGTCGATCATGTCCCGGTAGACCTCGTTGATCAGATGCGTGTCGGCAGGATCGGGCGCGGTCGCATCATCACCGAACGCCACATGCGTGAAGTCAACCTGCGCGGATGACGTTTCGGGATTTGCCAGATCACACAGATGCTCTCGATACGGCTGGATGACCACGTTGTGAGACGTGAACTGGTGGACCGGATCGCACTCAGCCAGTCGATCCAGTCGCGTCTGATTATCGGTTTCATCCCAGTCGCTAAACCGCTCGCGCAACTCGGCGATGGGAAACAGCGATACCGTCACGTTATCCTCGATGTTACCTGTGTCTATCATTGGTATTGAGTGTTGTTGATTCCGAACTGACTTCAAATTACCTGTCAGTCACGTACGCGTCGATATTCATGCGCGCTTCGTTCCAAGCCGAATCGGAGACCGCCTCGATACGCGTGATCTCGGTATCCGTGAGTTCGACGGCTTCGGTCTCCAGCACCTCGGGGAAGCCCGCACTGTCGACGAGGCCGACTGTTTCGAACGCTTCGACAAGGAACGACGCGAGTGCCGTATCGTAGAAGTCGAAGTTGTGGACACCGTCGTTCCAGAACGCTTGGGTTGGTGGATCTACATCCGAGACCGTACCCGTATCTGCAAAGCCGAAGCTCTCAGTCTCCGTTACGTCGTCATCGACGACCTGTGTGTCATCGAGAACCAGCGTATCGCTCACCGACTTCTGGACGAGAATCCCCACACCGACACCCGCAGCGACGACTGAACTGATGGTGTTGATGAACTCCGCCTCGGAGATGTCTTCTCCCGAAATCACCTCACCCACGTCAAGATAGAACTGCGCCGCCCCGAACGTGAAGCGTTCTTCGAGGATGATCTCACTCGTATCCGCACTCAGCAACAGTGCAGCCACCTCTTTGATCTCGTCGACCGTCGCCGACGTGAATTGGGCGCGCAGCCCAGTTTTCACACGGGCGCGGAACGCCGCCACCGTTTCGCTGCCACGGCGTTTCATCTCGAACAGCGAGGCGATCTTGTTGAGTTGTTCACCCGTTGCTGAATCAATGAACTTCTCGACGAACACATCATCCAGCGTCTGTTCGTGATCATCGAACTCGTTGGCGAGTGCGGTCAGCAGCGCGCTCCACGTCTGTTCTTCCGGATCGTATGGTGAGGTGAGACTTTCTTCCAGCCGCTCGCGCGGCGTCTTGTTGCTCATTGGGTTGTGACTCCTATCAGGGCTGTGGAAGTCATGGCCACCTCATTCAGCCCGATGGTGATGTTCGAGGCGGCCAGCGAGTCGCCGTCGATAGCCATCGTCATGTCGCCCTCGACCACCCCACGCTGATCCATCACGCGACGGAACACCTGATCAAAGATCACGTCGTCACCGATCTCCAATCCGGGGTACTCGATGCCGCCGTTGACGATCCCACCGATGTACTGAATAATGCGGTCTTCGATCTGCTCGACGCCATCGGACGGGAACGTCGCGCCGGTCGTGATGGTCAGGTCGATATCGATATCAACCTCCGTCGCCCAATCAAAGCTCTCGGGGCGTGTCACGCCGTCGTTGTCCACCGCATCGGCAGTGGTTGCCCCGAACGTCTGGAGTCCAGCCCCGCGGGATTCAAAGATGGCTTGGGCAATTGTGGTATCAGCCACGCCGGGTGCCTGCACTGTCACCTCCGGACCGTACTCATTGGTCACCGTATCCCGTCGCTCCTCGACACGCACGGAGATGATGTCGTCGGAGTAGTTGAGAATCGACGACTCCATGGCGGACACCGTACTGACACCACCTTCGCCTTTGGTGGTCTCGTAGCGCAGCTTGAACTCCGGATCGCGCTCCTCATCACGGCCTTCGACATACCCTTCGGACTGATCGCCCGTCGGGTTCGGGTTGGTCACCGAGTCAATCCCCGAAACCGGATCGCCGAAGCGCGTGATCGTATCCGCATCGACGTTGGTTTCCTCACCCAGCCACTCCTCGTCGAGATCCGTCTGCCACGGGCTGAGAGCCTTGATGGGCACAGTCACTGATACCGACCCGTCAGACAGGATTCGTTGAGTCATCGTCTCGAACGGAATCGGTGGGCGAGATTCAGTCCGTGGTGTCGTGACGACCGTCCCTTCGGGAATCGAGTAGTCGGTCGACGCCATGGTCTCCCGACTGAACACGACCTCACCCGTGGCCGCACGCAACGGACGGCGGCTGAAACCAGCCAACGCCAACTGCTTGTCGAGTTGTTCGCCAAAACTATCCTCATAGAACGAGGCGTAGTAGGCCGCTTCGGCAGCGTCCCACTGCGTGGCGATCTCCGTGGCGGTGGCGTTGATGATCTGCAAGACGGGTGAACTCGGACGAAGCTCGATATCAGTGCCAAGCTCCTGTTCGAACGCCGTCTTGAGATCGTCGCGGATCTGATCAATCGACTTCTTCTCGAAGGTGCCGTCAGGTTGTGGGCCGAACTGGCTCACTGCATCTCAACTCCAAACTCCACAGTGTCCGGCACTGATACCAGTGCCACCGCCACATCGACCTGTCGGGTGCGGTTTGTTCGATCACCCGTGATCTCGACCGACTCGATCGATTCGACCCGATCGTCTCGATCCAGTGCGAAGCGGATCTCCCGATCCAACACCTCGTTGGGTGCGCCGACGATCTCGAAGACACGCAGGCCATGATCCGGCGCGAACGGGTCTTCGCCACGCACCGTCGTCAGCGTGTCCTTCAGTTCCTGCGTGACACCTTCGATACCATCGATCATCGCGTACCGCTTCGCGTCGTCGAGATTGATATCGCCGTCTGCGTTGGTCTGGAGTGTGCGTTTGAACACCATAGTTAGCTTGCCTCCGTATCCGAGGAGCCGGGGTCGTCGACCGTGACCGACCCGCCCGAACTGTCGGTCAACGTCGCATCAGCGGTCAACACCGGGGCGGAAGCGTTCGGATCACCCAACGTGACCGAGCCGTCCGGAGCCAGTTTGATCACCGTCCCCGAGCTATGGCTGACTTCGAACAGCCCATCTGGAGCCATCGTCATTGTCGAGCCATCGCTCTGGATCGCCAGCACGAACTCACCGGGCGAGTGACTGGGGATCGCGTCGTCATCCAGCCAGAGACTGGCGATGAACACCGCCGCCTCCAGCGTGTGCCGCCGGGTCGAACTGTTCGGCACATGGCCGCGATCTTGGATCTGCTCGGCCAGCGGCTCGCGTGTGTGGAGCAACAGCCCTTCCATCTCTGATTCGAGTGGCAACACCACACCAACCCCATCGCCGCCGAACGGCGTGGCGATCGGCACGTCATCGACGAACACGTTGGCGTCGGATTTGAGACTCACCGTCACCCGCTGGGTCTCACTGTCGACGCTCTCGATGATCGCCATACTCGCCGTGTACATGCCGCGCACCTCGTCGCGGATGAACTGGCGGATGGTGTCGGCGATTGAGACATCCTTGTCACTCATCGATACACCTGTGCCGTCTCTGATTGTGATTGCGTTGCGTTATGCATCGAGAATGAACCTCCACTCCGCTTCGTTAGTCACAGTGGCCGGATTACACCGGGTTGTAGCCGGGGAACTCGACCACATCAGGCGTTGGGTCGTACTCCTCGGCGTCGTCAGCCAGCGTCACGTCAGCGGTCACCGTGTGGTCACCGCTCACCGTCGAACTCGCGTACTCGTAGTTCTCGACGCGATAGACACCATCGAACCGATCAGTGTTGATGACCACCTCGGCTCCCTTTCGGATGCGCGGATCGAGCATGGCAGTAAACTCCAGTCGAGTCTCATCGTCCTCGCTGTCGTTGTTCGACTTCTTGCCGATGTTCAACAGCAAGCCATCAAACGATAGCTCGGGTGCCTCGCCTACAGTGGTCGAACGCTCGACGAAAAACAGCCGACCCTGCTCGGCGAACCACTCCCACTTGACGCCCGTCAGTTCGGCGGCGTACTCCAGCAGTTCGTCGAGCCAGTCCTTGACCTTCCGATCGGTCGTCATCGCCCAGTTACCCGGAATGGACTGGCCAACGGGATCGACCGTCGCGCCAAGCCCCAGCGAGGCGGCGATCTCCTCGACGATTACCGACGGCGAAGCATCGGCCCAACTGTTGCTGATACGGTTAAGAACCGCCTCCGCCGTCACGTCTTGGCCCTGCAAGCGATACTCGATATCGCTGCCGTTGACCGACGCCTTCAGCTTGTCAACGTTACCGTAAATCACGTTCTGCTGGATACCATTTGCCCACCCCAGCGTGATCGAGAGCTTGCTGTTCTTGTCGAAGCGATCCCACGTCGCATCCGTGAGATTCCACAGCTTCGCGTCAAACTCCAGCGGATCGCTGCTGGGCTTGGTGACGGAGATATCCATATCGAATCCCGACATGTCTTGGCCGTCAATGTAGAGTTCGCGGTGCTGCTTCCAGAGGCGCATCCTACCACTCCTCCGGCGGACGACCATCGGGACCCGGAATCACGTAGAAGTACATCTCCTCCTGTAAATTCTGCGGCGTCACGCGTTGGGCCTCGCCGCTGGGATCGGCGAACAGAAACACGCAGAACGGCAGATATGAATAGTACCGATACGGCGTGGCCACGCTCTTGGTGACCCGCCGCCCGATAGTCAGATGCTCGATTTCAACCGTCCAGCGACTCAACTCGGAGTTCCACTCCATCTGAAGTGCGAACCGCTGACGCGGAAAACTCCGCGGCGTGAACTCCACGTTGATCGACTGGCGGTTCTGGATTCGGTGGCGTGGCAAGTTGATGCGTTCAGTCATCGGTTAGAACCCCAGTGCGCTGGCCATCGAATCAGCAGCGTTGCTCAGTGACTCGACGATACCACCGCTGTCACTCGTGCCCGAGGGATCGTCATCGGTTGGCTCCGAACCAGCCACGCTGGGTGGGTTCGCACTCGCACTGCTACTCATCGAGCCACCGGGTGCTTCAAAAGAGACTTCAGCGGTCTCCATCTCGGCAAACGTGATTTCCTCGATCTTCAGCGTGACCTTGTGATGCGAAAGACGGGTTGCCTCGTCGGACACCGACAGATCGTCGAGCTTCGCCTCCGGAATACCGAGGTCCCCGATCGACGCGGAGAACGGCTCGCCTGCCTCACGGATCGTGGTGAGTTGCTCAACCACGTCGGGTTCGACCCACGCTTCGAGCGTGACAGCAATCGGCTCACTGCTGACGTAGGTGCTGAACTCGAAGCCCCGCTCGACCGTCTCCGTCGGAGCGTTCCACCCGGCATTCGAGTCGCGCCGGGTCGCGCCCTCGATGACGATATCATTGATTGTAACTTGAGTCATGGTGTTTGGTCTCCGATCGAATCAGTCCAAATCCGCTTTCAGCTTACGTTCGAGTTCGGTCAACACGTCGTCAGTCGCCGACTCGGTAGCCGCCGCCACGTCAGCCTCGGGCGAATCCGTCCCACCCTCGAAGGTGATGTTCTGGATCACCTCGATCATGATCTCCGTCCGCGAGGCAGCACTCGTCGACGGATTACTACCATCGGTACCGAGTCCACCCGTGAACGAGCCGATGACCTTACCAAGCGGCGTCTGCTTGGCGATCGAGCCGAGAGCGTTGGCGACCGTGCCGCCCTCACCAGCCATGCCTTTGGCGATGGTCTGTGGAATCGCCGATCCGGCATCAGTCAGTCGACTAAAGCCACCTTTCTCCGCATCAGAGAACGGCAAATAGGCCGAGGCTGCATCAGTAACCGACGACACGGCATCCAGCACTGGTCCGGGCACGATGCCCTCCGCCAGTCCCTTCACCATATCGTAGCCACGCTGCTTCCACGCATCCGGTGTAAGGTGAGCAGCCGCCAACAGCCACCCCACGCCCGGAATAAGCGCGAGCAGAATACCGGGGAACATGGATTTGAACGGCGCAACCAGCCCCATGACGGCGTTTTTCCCAGCGTT